TGGTTTGTTATCCCGCGCACACGTTGCTGCGTCTTACGACGAGCTCCGCGAGCGTGAGCCATTTTTTCCGCTGCGGGTCGTAGGGCCTCCCGGCCCTCACCACGACCCGCGCATGCCGCCGCTGCGGATCGCCGCTCCTGTTGGCGTACTGGCAGAGCAGCGTCCCGTCGCTGATCAGATTCTCGACCGTCGAGGCGCACACGCCCAGGATCCGCGCCGCCTCCTGGCGGTTCACGGTTGGCTTGCGCGGCAGCCCGTCGGCCAGCACGGCGACCGCGTCCGCCTGCTCGGCGTCGAGCACGGCGGTCTCGCCGTCCATCTCGAAGAGAAAACCCTGTCCAGGCAGATCCATCCGTCCCCCTCCCTCACTGCGTCATGCCCGCGCCGCGCCGTGGACCGCCCGGTCCATGGCGATCATCCGCCGCAGCATCGCCCGGATCTGCGATCGGTAGCGCAGCCGCTCCGCGCCGTAATAGTCGCTGACCGGCGTCTGCTCCGCCAGGCGGTAGCCCGCGATCCCCGGCGCCGACAGCACCGCGCCGCCCGCCGCCTCCGCCGCCGCACGCACCCGCCGGTCATCCCAGCCGAGCGCCGCGCCGATCTCCGCCGCCGTCATCCGCCCCCGACCGCCGAACTGGCGCAGCACGCCCCGGAGCATGCCGGCGTCGGCGTCGGCCTGGCGCGCCGCCCGCGCCGCGAGATCGAGTTCCAGTTGCTGGTTCATGCGCGCATCTCCTTGTTGTGTGTATAACCCACAGGTTTGGGAAAATACTGCTTCGCTCTCTCACAGATGGCGCGGCGCACATGAGTACGTTTTGGGCGCTCAACATCAATGTCGCACTGCCCTCGATCAAGCGGAGTGCGCCATAAGTCGAGGTCTGGAATCCAAAACGGACAATCACCGCAAGACTTCCCAACCAGCGGCTTCACGCGACGCTCTACAGCCTTTTTACTATTACCCATGGTTTTCCTTTCGCGCCGCGTGAGCCGCGCTGTTGGCGAGACTGGCGCAGCGCTCGTGCGCTAGGCTCTCGACGGTCCACGGTATGTCCCAGCCGAAAGGCCCCACGTCGCGGCAGCGCCATGCGAAGAAACGCCACACGCGCCAGATGCCCCATCCGTTCTTCCACTTGCGAACCTCGTACTTCTGGATGCTCCCCAACATGGCATCCCTCCTATTCCGCCAACGCCGACAGCCACCACGCCACATTCATTGCGAGCACCACGAACACCACGACGGCGATCCCCGCCAGGCACACGCCCAGGGCCGTCGCGCAAAACGTCTGCTTGTCCATCGCCATAACGCCTCCTACAGACGGATACCCGCCAACCCCGCCTCGTACCTGACCTTCGCCGCCCGCTTCGTGTCGCCCTCGGCGAGCGCCTCGGCCAGCGCGGCGCGCATCTCCCGCGCCTCGGCGTCGGCCGCGTCCCGGCGCGCCCGCGCCGCCGCCTCATCCGCGGGCGGCCGTGTCTCGATCTCATCCTCCCAGCGCTCCTGGTTGAGCCAAGTCGACGGATAGGGCGTGTACGTCGGGTCGGGATACAACCGCGCCTTGAGCTGCCGCTGCAGCGCCGCCGTGATCGTCTGCTCGTCGGCGATCCGCAGCGCCGCGGCCCACGCCCGACGCGCCGCCCCCTTGCCGATCTTGCGCGGGTACTCCCTCCAGAACCTCTCGAAGCTCTCCGCTTGCTCCCTGTTCAGTGTCGCTCTCATGTCCTCGCCCTCCACCTGGTACAGTCATCGCGGCTATCTGCCGGCTGGCGCGCCACGAGGCAATACCCGTCGATGCCGTCGTCGCTCGCCCAGGCGCCGCAGGTCCGGCAGCGGCGCAGCCCCGCCGGACAGCGATCGGTCCGGTAATACAGACAATTCGCCTCCGGCGTCGGGCAGCCGCGCAGCGCGGAGTGGACGTCCGCCGCGTCGTTTGCCGTCCACCAGGAAGGCTTGGGCGGCGCCCAGCCCGGAGGCGGCGGCGCCTGCACCGCGGCCATCTGCATCCGCAGGGCGCTCACGCGGCGCCTCCCGCCCCCGCGATCTTCGCGGACTCGTTGTCGCTCAGATCATCCCCCGACCAGATCGCCGAGACGACCAGCCCGATCCCGATCCAAATGGTGTAGAGGATGTGCTTCATTTCGCACCGCCTTTCCCGCCGACCTTGCGCCAGGCGATGTACGTGTAGCAACACCGCTGCATCATCTCCCAGTTGCCCTTGCCAAACACCTTGTCGGCGCACCGCTCGGCCGCGGCCTTGGCGCCGCAGGTGCAGCTCGCCGTGATGTTCAGCCCCGCCGCGCGGGCGATGTACGTCCCGCCGACATCCCGCACGTCGATGCGGCATCCCAATGTGGTCGCGCTACCCATTGCCCACCTCCCCCGCCGCCTGCGCGACGAAACTCAGCCGTCCCTCGCGGAGCGCCCGCAGCATGAGGTCGCCAACGACCTCCTGCGCAGCCGACTTGGCGTTGTACAGCGGGCTGCAGAGCAGTTCGCACTGCTCCATGTCGCTCTTGATAATCAAGTCGATCAACGCCTCGGCCTCGCGCCGCAGCATCTCCAGCCGCGTCACTAGCGCCTCCAGGCTGATCCCGCTGACCGCTTCAGCCTCTCTCACATTCCGTCCGCTCATCCCGTCCTCCTCTTTCCTTGTTTCCCCCGGCCGCGACCGCCGCGGCCGGAAATCCCCGCCTACCGCCGCACCGTGATCCGGTGCTCCTCGATCGTCACCCGGTCGCACTCGCGGATATTGATGAGCGCCACCCTCAACGTATCGGCCGCGAACCCCACCGACCACCACGGCGCCCGGCTCGGTCCGCGGCCGAGCCACACGCCGCAACTGACGGTCGCCGTGGCGACGCTGTCGCGCCCGATGATCTCGGCCGACATCAGCGACCGCTCCGGGATCGCGTCTAGCTGGTCGATCTGCGCCTGCGTCATTTGCCACCGCCCTTCGCCGCCTGGTGGCGCGCCCACGCCCGGCGCAGCGGCGCGCCGCAGGCCCGCTTACCCGTCAACACCTCGTGGGCGTAGGTCACGCTGTACCCCGTCGCCCGGCAGAACGCGCTCAGCCCACGCAGCCGCGTCGCGCTCCCCGCCGGCCGCCCGCGTCCCCTCCGCGGAAAATCTACATTGACAGATTTACTCATGAGGCATACCGTTCTGTTTGCTGTTTACCCTTAAAACGCCACCATGTTATTAACTGTGGTTAATGATGTCAACCGATAAAGTTAAATCTGGTTGTTTTTTTTCTAGCCGCCTTGCGCAGTTGCGGGGCGAGCGTTCCCGTGCTGAATTTGCTAGGTTTATCGGTGTTTCCGCACCTCTGTATTTCAAGGTCGCCGATCTGCAGGCCGCGGCCGACCGCCGCGCCGCGGGCATGGGCTGAACGCGAGGCGGCCCGCCTGCAAGACACAAGGGGGAGTGAATCACATGAAAAAACGGATACTGCACATTGCCGTCTATGGTGTCGTCGTGGCGGTGGTAGTGCTGGTGCAGCGCGACCTATCCATTCGGCGTGCTGCGCGTGCCTCGATGCTGGACATCGCAACCAGCTATGAGTCTCTCGACAAGCTGGATGCCGAGACCGCCGCCGAGCGTTTTGAGCGTGCGAAGGGCATGTTGTTTTTCGGCGATGCGCTGGAAACGCAGGCCGCCGACCTGACGCGGATGTTTCTTTTCTCCTATGTCATCAAGCGCGACAGTGTCGCGCACGCAAAAGAGCAAGCGCTGGATGCAACGACAGAGTCAGGCAGGCGAGCATGGGAGGATATCTCCGAAGAGAAGGAAGCAGAACTAGCCGGCTTACGCCGTCAACTGGCCGATGGGATGCGGGTCCTGTTAGCCGCTGCCAGATAGCCGGATCGTATCCCGCCCGCCGCGGATAGAAACAAAAAGAGGCCGCCTTGCAACGCCCATGCAAGGCGGCTTTTCCGTGCCCTAAGAATCGCCGCCGTTTTCAAAAGCGCAATGATTGCGGTTTTGGTTTTGGCGCTGATTTTTAGCGCCACGCACGGCACGCAACGCAACCGCCGGAACTCCGTTCCGGCGTATGATGCGGCCCATGAACCACGCAACCCAGCAGGCCGCGATTCCGGCGCGAATCCAAAACCGCAACGGTTGCGGTTTTTCCGCCGAATCCAAAACCGCAATGGTTGCGCTTTTGAAAACCCTCACCCGCCGAGGCTCCCATGAAACGATAGTGTGCGCCGCCGCACAACGCATGAACACCCGTGACCGGGCCGTTGAAAGGGTACGCCGGAAGTTGCGCCGGCGTGCGGGGTCCCGCCTTCCCTCGGGCGGCGCCACAGGCTGCGGAGGGACCCCGTCCCCCTCCTGCCCGGCCCCGCATTTTTCCCCGCGTTTTCAAAACCGCAACGGTTGCGGTTTTGCCGCCGTAACCAAAACCGCAATCATTGCGCTTTTGCATTTCCCCCTCCGCGCGGCTGCGTTTTTCACCCCCCGTTTTCAAAAGCGCAACGGTTGCGGTTTTGCCGCCGAATCCAAAACCGCAATCATTGCGCTTTTGAAAACGACGCCCTCCGGAGTCCCCGCATGAGCGTCACTCCACCCGTCGAGTTCGCCGCCTGGATCGCCTGCCTGACGTTCGCCGTCGGCCTGTTCAATCAGCTCTCCAAAGCGTGGTTCACCGTGCGCGGCAAGCCCACGCCGGCCGAACAGCAGAGCGCCACCAACGGCATCAGCGAGCGCGTGACCAAGATCGAGCAGTGCATCGGCTCGTGCAAACACGAGCAGGACCGGCGGCTCGACGAGCTCGAAGCCGGCCAGCGCGAGCTGCGGCGGATGCTCGGCGTCGAGATCGACAAAGTCTTCGACCGCGTCAATGCCGTTGCGGACGCCTCGGCCACGATGACCGGCCAACTGGGCATGATCAAAACGCAGCTCAACATGCTGCTGGACCGGAGGCCGTCATGAGCGACATCGATCCCGACATCTCCCGCGCCATCCTCACGGTGCTCAAAGAGTGCTCCGGCAAACCCCTGGCCACGCGGCCGCTGACCACCTACGCCAACGGCTACACCCGCGCCGCCGCCAGCGTTGCCGACGTGCAGCGCCACCTCGACGATTTGGAGTCCCGCGGCTACGTGCAGCGCCACGCCGACCGCCTCAACCCGTCGTTTCTCGCCTGGTCGATCACCGACACCGGAAAGGCCCTGTAGCAAAACCGCAATCATTGCGGTTTTGAAAACGCCATGCGCAAAGAGCGTCCAGATTCGCCCCTCGCCGCTTTGACTGAAGCCCAGCAAGACGAGCTTTTCGCCGTTGTCAATACCGGCAGCTACGGCCGGGCGGTCGAGTGGGCGTCTCAGCATCTCGGCGTCGCCACCAGCGTCGCCGCGCTCTCGCGCTGGCGCTCCCGCCAGGCGCGCGCCAGGCTGCGCCGCGATCTGCGCCAGAGCGTCGAGGCCTCGACCGCCTTCGACGGCGCCGTCGACCAGGCCACCATCGACCGCCGCTTCGGCAACGCCCTCAAGTCCGCCTTCTTCGCCGCCGTCTCCACGCGCGACCAGGAGGCGATCCTCGACTTCGCCAAGGTTGCGCTCGACTTCAACACCGGCGAGCGCAACAAGGCGCGCCTCGAGCGCGAGCTTGCCGCCGAGCGCCGCGCCCGCGCCGCCGACGAGCAGGCCGAGGCGCTGCGCCGCGAGGTCGCCGGGCTGCGCGCCGCGCTGGAGTCGGCCGGCCGCGCCAACGCCGCCGATCCCGCCGCCGTCGCCGCCGAGGTCGACAAACTCCTGGGGAGGGCTCCGAAATGAGCGACTCCTATTTCCTGCCGTACCAGGACCGCTGGATTGCCGACGACGCGGCGCTTAAGCTCGCCGAGAAATCGCGCCGCGTGGGCTTCACCTACGCCAGCAGCTACCGCATGTTCCAGAAGTGCATGACGCGCGGACGCGGCTTCACCCAGTGGGTATCGTCGCGCGACCAGTTCACCGCCCAGGAGCTGATCCGCGAGTACGTCGCCAAATGGTGCGCGCTGGCCAACGTCGCCGCCAAGGGGCTCTACGGCGACAACGTGCAGGTCTTCGACGCCGACAAGGACATCAAGGCATTCGTCTGCGAGTTCCCCAACGGCGCCCGCATCGTCTCGCTGGCATCAACGCCCGAGGTATTCGCGGGCAAGGGCGGCGACGTGTTCCTCGACGAGGTCGACCTGCACAAGGATCCGGCCCGCCTGGTCGACATGGCCATGCCGTGCATCATGTGGGGCAACCAGCTTGAGGCGGTGTCGGCCTACAAGGTCAACGGCACGAAAGACACGCCCTGGGCAAAGATGATCGCCTCCGCCAAGGGCGACAACCCACAGGGCGCGAGCCTCCACCGCGTGACCATCGACGACGCGATCGCCGAGGGGATCGTCGAGAAGATCGCCGCCGCGTCGGGCAAGCCGCAGACGCGCCAGAGCTTCCGCGCCAAGATGCGCGCACTCTGCCGCACCCAGGCCGCGTGGGAGAGCCAGTTCCTCTGCATCGTGCAGGACGCCGGCGGCCGGCTGATCCCGGCGGCGCAGGTGGCGCTGTGCGAGATGGAGCCCGCGGCGCTCGCGGCCATGGTCGCCCGCTACCCGGCCGCGCCGCGCTTCGGCGGCTACGACGTTGCCCGCCGCCTGCACGCCTCCGCCTGGCATGAATACGCCCAGATCGGCACGGGGCTCTACCTCGCCGACCGCCAGACATGGCACGGCGCCACCTTCGACGCGCAGGAGGCGTGGATTGCGGCGCGCATGACCGACGCCTCCCGCCCCCGCGTCTCGCGCATGTCCATGGACGCCACCGGCCTGGGCATGCAGATGGCCGAGCGCATGGCCAAGAAATTCCCCGGCCGCGTCGACCAGGTCAACCTCGAAAGCCACCGGCGCACCGAGCTCTGCGTGATGCTCGCCGACCGCTTCGAGGGCCAGCGCATCTTCGTGCCCGCCGACGACCAGCTCCGCGCCGATCTCTCCGGCCCCGTCCGCGCCGCCGCCGCCAACGGCGCGCTGCGGATCATCGTCCCAGCCTTCGACTACACCGACGCCGACGGCGAGCAGCAGACCTCCCACTGTGACGAGTTCATGGCCGCCGTGCTGGCCAACAGCGCCGCCGACGCCGGGGCCTCGAGCGGCGACTTCGAACCTCTCTCCATCGGCGCGGGTTTCGACACCTCCAGCAGAAAGGCGCTTTAAATGGCCGCGAAACCACCAGTCAAGCGCTCCTCCCGCGTCGGCTCGCAATACGTGCAGACGGCCTCGGAGTCCCGCTTCTCGCCGCTGCGCGACCTCACGCCCGAGATGCTCGTGATGTACATCGAGTGTTTCGAGGCCGGCGACTTCGCCTGGCTCGACCGCACGATGCGCGCCATGGAGTCCCGCGACGACATCTGGAAGGTCAGCGCCGCCAAGGCCCGCAAAGACATCTCCCGGCGGCGCTGGCAGTGCGCGCCGCTGGAGGGCTTCGAGGGCGATCCCGCCGCCGAGGCCCAGGCGCAAAAACTGCGCGAGTTCTACACGTCGCTGCGCTGCACCGACTTCAAGTGCCGCAACGTCTCCTCGGGCATCCGCGGCCTGGTCGCCGGCGTCATGCGCGCCTACAACGACATGTGGTCAGTTCACGAGGTCATCTATGAGCCGCGCGCCGACGGGTCGCTGCGCGCCGAGCTGGTCCGCTGCCCGCTGGAGTGGTTCACGCTGCGCGGCGGCATGATCTGTCTGGCGGCCGACGGCCGCGATCCGCAGCCGCTGGAGCCCGGCGGCTGGCTGGTCGCGCAGTCCGACGGCGTCGGCGTCGCCTGCGCCGTCGCCTACATGTTCAAGAGGTTGGCCCTGGGCGACTGGGCCGTCTACTCCGGCCGCTGCGGCCACCCCGGAATTCACGGCAAGACGAGCGCCGCCAAGGGCACGCAGCAATGGACAGACTTCGTGGCCGCGCTCAAGAAGTTCGGCAAAGAGTGGGCCTGCGCCACCGGCCTCGACGACGTGATCGAGAAGATCGATTTGAGCGTCGCGGGCACGCTGCCCTATCCCGGCCTGGTCGAGCGCATGGACCGCGCCATTGCCTCGCTGCAGCGCGGCGCCGACCTCTCCACCATGAGCGCCGGCCAGGGCGCCGGCGACGGCGCCAGCCTCCAGGGAGACGAGGCCGACATCATCGCCGCCGACAACTGCGAGATGGTCACCGAGGCCTGCCGCTCGCAGATCGACCCCGTCGTGATCTCCTGGTGGTTCGGCGACGCGCCGGTCAAGGCCGGCTTCCGCTTGATCCCGCCCCAGCGCGACACCATCGACCGCGACCTCAAGATCGACGCCCAGCTCTCCTCCCAGGGCGTGCGTCTCTCCAAACGCGATGCGCTCTCCCGCTACGAGCGCCGCGAGGCCGACCCCGCCGACGCCGACGACGCGCCGCTTATCCCCGCGCCGGCGGCGCCGGGCTTCGCCAACGAGGCTCCCGCCGGCAATCCCGGCGGCAAGCCCGCCGACCCGGCGCAGGCCGCGCTGCGCCGCGCGGCGGCCGCCGTGCTCGACGGCTCGCTCCCGCTCGGCGAGGCGCTCGCCGCCGCCCGCAAAGAGATCGAGGCCCTCCCGGCTTACGGCGACGCGCTCGCCGCCGCCCTGGAGGAGCAGATCGCCAAGGCCATGTTCGAGGCCGCTGCCGAAGGCGCCGAAGGCGCGAAAGGAACGCAAGAATGAAACGACGCATCGCCAACAGCTTCGACTTCGATCCGGCCAAGCCGCTCGTCATTCCCTACGCCCGGTACCTCCACAAGAAGAGCGGCGTCGTGCAGATCGTCGATCCGCGCACCCTCGCCGGCATCCGCGCGCGGCTCGCCAACGAGCAGGCCAATGGCGCTCCCGGCATCCCCGTCTACCATGGACACCCCGATGTGCCCGAGCTTGCCGCCCGCTACCCCGACAAGGCGGCCCATGGCTGGATCACCGCCGCCGACGAGATTGCCGGCACTGGCTTCGCCTGCACCGTCGAGTGGATCGACGCGCCGGCGGCCGGGCAGTTCATCTACTTCTCGCCGTACTTCTTCGGCGAGGACGCCGCGCCCGGCGAGACCGTGATCGACGACATGCAGTCGGTCGGCCTGGTCAACCGCGCCAACTGCACCCGCTTCCGGCTGCCCAACGAGGCAGACCCCGAAGACCACAACAACCCCAACGAAAGGACACCCATGAAAAAGGTGCTCGCGTTGCTCGGCCTCGAGGAGGCAGCCACGGAAGACGCCGCCGCGGCCAAGCTCCAGGCGCTGATCGACGAAAAAGACGCCCTCGCCCGCAAGGCCGAGGAGGCCGCGGCCGAAGCCGCCGCCGCCACCGAAGCGAAGACCGCTGCCGAGACCGGCCTGGCCAACGAGCGCGAGGAGCGCATCGGCCTGCTGCTCGACTGCGCCCTGCGCGACGGCAAGGTCACGCCCGCGACGAAACCCGTGTGGCAGGCCCGCCTGCGCAGGGACTTCGCCAACGAAGCCGCCGCCCTCGCCAAAGAGTGCGCCGGCATCAAGACCCGCTCGGCCCTGGCCAACCAGGCGACCGACTCCTCCACCCCCGCCGGCATCCTCGCCACCTACGAGGGCATGGCCGACGGCCCCGACAAGGACAAGTTCCTCCGCACCCACGCGCGGCAGATCAACGACGCCCGCGTCGCCCTCAACCGTTAAGACGCCGACCGTCGGCGGGCCAGTAACCCGCCGCAGAAAGGACAACAGCCCACATGGCAACCTCAGTCGCAACCGCGCACGAGATCTACTCGAAGCGCTTCCTCAAAGGCCTGCAGCGCGCGCTCGCCGCGCTCCGCGCCTTCTCCGTCTCGTTCTCCGACGAGGCGCGGGAGATCGGCGAATCGGTCAAGTGCCCGCTCGCCTCCCCCGACACCGCCACCGCCTGGAACGCCGACGACAACAACTTCCACCGCTCGGCCTCGAGCCCCAGGGACATCTCGGTCGCGCTCAACCAGCGGCTCATCGCCGGCTTCAACATCAGCTCCGAGCAGATGGCCAACTTCCACCCCAACTGGTGGGAGGGCAAGGCCGAGATGAACGCCGAGGAGATCGCCGACACGATCCTCGCCGCCGTCGCCGCGCTGGTCACCCCCGACGCCTTCGGCGACACCGCCGCCGACAAGACGACCGTCGCGCTCGCGACCTTCGGCCGCAAGGCCGTGGCCGGGATCCGCGCCGCCGCCGTCAAGCGCAAAATGCGCACGGCCCGCTCGGTGCTCTGCCTCAATCCCGACTTCTTCAGCGCGCTGCTGGGGGATCTGGACGCCAACGTCTACGGCGGCCGCGAGGCCATCGTCGGCGGGACGCTCCCCGGTATCCTCGGGTTCCGCGCCATCGTCGAGATCCCGCAGTACTCCGGCCCCGGCTTCCTGTGCCACCCCGACGCCATCGCGGTGGCGTCGCGCAAGGTGCCGCTGGCCGACGAGTCGGCCTACAAGATGGTGCGCGACATCACCGAGCCCGAGACCGGTCTCGTGATGACCAACGTCGTCTACGCCCACGGCGCCGACGGCTCGCTCAACGACTCCGTCACGTGCCTCTACGGCGTCGCCGCCGGCAACGGCGACGCGCTCATGCGCCTCGTCGCCTAAACCCGCTCCCGCGCGGCCGCCACCCCGGCGGCCGCGCGGGACAAACGAAAGGAAGGAAGCATCATGCGCAAATTCATCTCTCACGCCCTGGCGCTGCTTATGGCGGTTGCGGCCGTCGCGCCCCTGCGCGCGGCGGCACAGGCCGCCGTGCAGTACTCTCTCGACATCGCGGCCTCCGACGTGGCCGCCGCCACCGAGTGGACCGTCCCGTACCGCCAGGACGGCGCCCTTCTCGCGTGGCAGGCCCTCGAGGCCGGCAGCGACGAGACGCTCGCCGTCAAGCACATCTCGACCTATGCCGCCGGCAAGGCGTATACCAACGATGTGGAGACCGCCGCGGCGCGCAACACGCTGCACGTCTACCCGGTGCAGTACCAGGCGCCGCTCTCCTACGGCTACGCGACGAGCGACGTCCCGGTGGTGGTCACCTCCACGCCGGTCAAGCCCGTCTACCTCCAGGCCGGCGACAAGCTCACGTTCCAACTGAGCGCGACCAACGCCGCGGCCACCGTGATCATCAAGACCACCCTGCGCGATTAACGGCGCGGGGGGCGCGACCGCGACACTTGGCGCGCCCCCCGCGACCCAACCCTCAACCCGTACCCCTCAACTATCCAATGCCCTGGATCACCCCAACCGAAGACGATCTGGTCGCGCGCCTCTCCGGCCCGGAGCTAGCCGCCTACCGCTCCGCCGCCCTCAAGAGCGGCCAGGCCGACCCCGTCGCGCCCATCCTCTCCGGCGTCGTCGGCGAGGTCCGCGGCTTCGTCGCTGGCCACACGGCCAACGTGCTCGGCCCGGACGGCACCATCCCCGGCGAATTGCTCGATGCCGCCATGGCTCTGGTTGTGGCGCGTCTTCCCG